GTATCCCTCGATGCCACCATAGTTCTTGGCAATCTTTGGGTCAGGATTCTTGAGAAGTGCTTTCAGGTCAGCAATGTCTTCTTGCTTGGATTCGTTAAGTTCGTTTCTGAGTTCTTTGATTGATTTCATTCTAGTGTTCCACTCTTTATTGGTTACCAGTATCAGCGTTTGGATGCCCGAAGAACAAGACCAGATTGGGGACCGGAATCATTCATAGCCAAGGTGAATCGTTTGTGTTTCCAGTTAAAATGATCGCTTTCTTGTTTAGCATATTTGATCAGGCTTTTCAATTCTTTGATGAATTTTTCGGCATCAATTTCCTGAATACCATCAATCGGTGTGGAGAGTGTGAAGTCTGCGTAGTTGTCTCTCATAATATCAGAATCAGTGTAGGGTTAAGCAAGGACGGTCTTGAATTCCGCCTCGTAGGAGTCGGGAAGACCAAGGGACCACCGGACGTAATCAGCAGTGGCGAGTTGAGTGCCACGATCCTCTTCGGGAATCTCAGAATCCATGATCCAGCGAAGAGCAGTCTCACGGTCACCAGCACCGGACTCGATCACAGAACTGACGGACCGCTCGAACTCATCGGCCTTGGCCTTCTCGGCCGCCTCTTGCTCCAGGACCTGGCGCTCGCACTCGGGGTAGAGAACCTCGTCGAGCCATTCCTGGAGTTCAGAATCAGACAGGGCATTGACCTCCCGCCAGTCGGGCTTGAACCCGTAGGCATCCTTGTGGGCGTCGTAGGCGGCGGTGGCGAGCATGTAGTGCTCGAAGGCCTCGGGGGTGTGGATGCCGTCCTGGGTCCAGTGGTCCAGGTCTTCTACCAGCGTGCAGGCCCAACGGGACTCCGGTTTCTCCGCAACCCACGCAAGGGTCTTGGCGTTCTTGGCCTGGATGTGGGCGAGGAGGGCGGCGTGATTCTCGGGTGTGGCGATGTTCTTCATTGTGGGAATATACTACACCAGAATGCCGAAACCGTCAACCCCCTAGGACGATTTTTTTTACTTTTTTTTCGTTTTCCGTAAAAACGATGAAAAACGACCAAAAACGATCAGTTTCCGGTGATTCCGGCGATATAGGACCGGAATTGGGCGATTTTTTCCTGTCGATTCGGCCAAAAAATGTAGTCTTTTTCGGGATTTTTCTCCAAATTGTCCAGTAGTGGGTGGATTGCCGCCTCTAGTTTCGTCAATTTCTCTTTGACCGCCGTGAGCTCATCGGCCGTTTGAGATGCAGACTGGACGATATCCAGTTCATCCTCATTGACCGCCGTGAATCCAAAATCGAATATGTCAGACATTATGCTACCTTTTTAGTTGTGTTTTCGTTGCAGTGAAGAATCACCGACTTGTTTGGTTTTTTCTTGGTATGATTAAAGATATGCTGGAATCGTTGTCTCCATCCCGGAACTCTTCTTTGCTGTGGATTTGAGCCACCGATCTTTCCCTTGGAATCAGAATCGACCTTACCGTTCACGAGAGAATCGAATCCCCATAAATGAACCTCATTGTAATCTTCTTCGGCACAATAAAGTAAGTACAAGAGACCATCATGCCCAGTGGTCTTCTCACGAATCTTCTTCGGTAGAGGAATGATCTTCTCCTTATCTAAGAGTTTCTTCTTCTGAAGCAATTGAGAGATGCGAATATAGTTTGTACGAAGGATTATCGTATCTGTAGTATTATCACACACATCGGCCCAGAAGGCCTCTTGCTTTAACAAATGCATCAGTGGTCTCCGATCATGGATAAAATTCGCCTTGGTCTTAATTCCTGGAGTACCGAAATTACAGCCATATACGTCACCCTCGGGCTCATTCTTGAAATAAGCCTTTGAGGGTCCATTACCAATCAAATGTGCAATCTTCTGAGACATGATTTTGATAAATAGAATTGTGTCGGATTTATTTATGACACACTAACAATACAACGAAAGCAAAGTAATATGGAAACTGTAATTCAATTCTTGACTGAAAAAGGGTGGTTTGAATATGTCACCGCTGCCGTCACCATTGCTTCCGTTATCGCCAGTGTCACACCTACACCAAAGGAAGGCACCATCTGGGCAAAAGTCTACAAGGGCCTTGACTGGTTGGCGATTAACGTAGGTAAGGCCAAGGAAACTGGTAAAGAAGACGAGAAGAAGTAATCAACTCCTTTTCTTCTTAGGGGATGATTCCGTACTGCTTTTAGTGGTACGGAATTTTTCGTATTCTTGTCGATACACTGGAAACAGTAGGTTCTCCAATGATCTGACGATTGCCTCTTCTTTCTGATCGTCATCAATCATGTATGCAATACCACTCATATCAAAAGCAGCATGAACACATTCATGCATCAGAGTATCAAATACCTGTTCATCAGTCAGGGTATTGCGAATCTTGATTACCTTGTCTTCCAACTCATACAAACCATACTCACTTATCTTGCAGTATTTGATTTGAAAATCAACACCAGCAACAGAGATTGATGTTGGGCGGTATTTCAATTGTTGTAAACCTTTCTTTCGAGTTCACGAAAGCGTTTATCAGAATGCCAGACTTCATTGGTCTGGGCTTGATAGATCCCCTCCACTGTTTGTACCTTTGTCCCCGCCTTCAGACTGAGAGTAGAGGGTTGATAGATATTCAAATTGCCTACGTTCGGCGAGGAGCTGGTCACGCAGGAGGTCAGCACGATCGGCATCATTGCTGCTGCCAGAAGAACGATATTTTTCAATTTCATTAATGAGTCCTTTCTCTCTTTCACGGTGGTCGTCGATTAAATCCCTATAGAAAGCCTTGTTCTTGAACGCAAGGTAGAGTTCAAGTGATTTCAAGACTGATTTGATAAGCCCAAATATCATATGGTTTTATTTATCCTATCCACGGCTCCATCTATAGCATAAAGAACACTATCGAATCCACCCGACCCAAGCCCACCAAGAGTAGCTTGATTCCAAGGTTGCGGAAAGGTAACACCAATCCCACCATGTTCATAGAACTTTTCAATCTTAGCATCTGTATCATCAATCAGAATGGTCTGAGGATTGGCACAGAAATACTTTTCCTTTGTGAAGATTCGCTTCACCTTGGGAAAGTAACGATCAAGCCACATACTCTTTCCAACAATGCAAAGGGGATTTCTTGATGGTGCAGTGCAGAATGCCATGTTCTCAATACCCACAAGATTCTCACAGTGCTCAATGAGTTCATCTGCCCATTCAAACTTATCGAGTCCATCCCAGAACTCTACATTATCAGTGACCTTCCAGAATTCATCTGGAGTAATATCCCATGCCTCTTCGATCTGGTATCCAACGTATCCCTTCTCATAGGGATTCTCTCTATTGTGTGCCTTGCAGATTCCACCAACGAAATCAGCAACCACACCATCCATGTCAATTAGTATTCTTGCTTTGTTTTTCATATTCAAATCTGTTTGATTTTAGGTGCATAGTTCAAATTACACTTGAACTATCGACCCAATTTCATGCAAACATAAAGTGTTCCCATTCATCCCGGCAATCAATGCCAAGTCTTTGTAGTCTAAAGTTCAAATCCACTAGTGTTCTGGCACGAACCTCTTTACCCAGAGCATTCATGAAGGGATACTTGTGCCCCTTGTCCCGATTGCATTGCTTACATGCCAGAACCAAATTAAAGTCATCATTTGAACCACCCTTGCACTTTGGATATGCATGATCCTTGGTTGCCTGATCAAAAGGAATCTTCTGTAGGCAATACTGACAGACTGCATCATACAAGACATAGAGTTGCCTTCTTGTCGGCTGAGTGTTCTTCTTGAACTGAGGCATCTTGCTGTATGAAGGTATCAGGAGAATCGTGGGGATATACCAATCGTGATGAGCAGAACTCATGTAGGGTTGGTCATCATGCATATTCAGAGAATGATTCCAATCATCCCACTGAAGTGCATTGAAATCTCTGTCCATACCTTTGCCGCTAAACTTCATCATATGCCGTATCACATTTCGTGCTGTAAAAAATCCTATTGGTGCATATATTGAATTCAGGACAAGTGTTGTCTTTCGATGTGGTTCAACTTTCACAAATTATGTATGAAAGATGCGAACAGAAAAAGGATAAAGGCAATACAGAGAATGCCATCAGTGTATTCTGATATTTCCTCTTCTTTGTGTTTGTTTTTCATTTTTTGATTGCTGCAAGAACCAATCCAATGTTTGCCGTGGCATAAGATATCCAGATCAGAAACCAAGGATAGTTCTTCTTTGTGAGATAGTAGATTCCAGTCATGGCATACACCAAGGCAATGGAACCGGGAAGGTAAATCGTAAACAGTTTATCAGTCATAATCATAAAGTATATGGTACACCCGGCTGGATTCGAACCAGCGACCAACTGCTTAGAAGGCAGTTGCTCTATCCAACTGAGCTACGGGTGCATTTATTATGGGAATGATTATATCACAAACAGAATACTTTTTCAACCCATGATTTCCTTGAGAACCTTACCGTCCTTGATGATTTCAATTGGACGATTATCAGGGGTCATGAGTCGCTTCTCGGGGTTGATTCCCATGAGGTGATACAGAGTTGCTCCATAATCGGCAGGGGTGACTGGATCTTCATCTGGTTCACTTGCAGTCATGTCAGGTTTACCATACACGAATCCTCTCTTGACTCCACCACCAGCAAGCGCCATACCAAAAAGCTTTGGCCAATGATCACGACCAGCAGTTCGATTGATCTTTGGTGTGCGACCAAATTCAGAAGTCACAACCACCAGAGTTTCATCAAGCATACCACGTTCATCAAGGTCACGAATCAGTGCAGCATATGCTTTGTCAAATTCAGGTTGCCATCTTGTGATTCCAGCCTCAACACCATCATGCATATCCCAACTCCCAAAGGTGACAGTGACATACCTCACCCCGGCTTCAACCAGACGACGAGAAAGAAGGAAACGAGAACCAGCAGCATCGGTTCCATATTTCTCTCGGGTCTTTGAGTTCTCTGCCTTGAGGTCAAATGCTGCTCTTGCAGTCTTACTTGAAATCAGGTCATATGCCTGAGAGTAGAACTTGTCAACACCATTCAGGACATCTGCCTTTTCTAGATTTGAAAAGTAATTGTCCACAACAGAGAGCATTGACTTACGCTTGGCGAATCGATTGGTATCGACACCAGATGGTAGACCAAGGTCTCTTACCTGAAAGTCACCAGCCTCTGGATTTGAACCAAGACCAAAGGGACCAAATGCAGTCGAGAGATAACCGGGTCCACCATACTCATTTGCCTTGTTCGGAATTGCAACGTAAGGAGGAATGTTGTTTCTTCCACCCAATTCATGCGCAACCACTGAACCAATACTAGGATAGATGAGTGCTGGAGAGGGACGATATCCAGTCATCATGTTATGCGTTCCTCTTTCATGTGCTGCTTCGCCATGAGTCATTGATTGAATCACGGTAATCTTGTCAGCAATCTTTGCAGTCTCACTTAGATTCTGTGAGAATTGCAATCCATCAACCTTTGTATTCACGGCACCCAAGGGACCACGATATTCGATTGGAGCATCAGGAATTGGAATCCAGCTTTCCTGATGTGCCATGCCACCGGGAAGGAATATCTGAATCACACTCTTGGCGTGGACCTTGAGATTTGACTCTGCTTGTGCCTTGAGAATAGATCCCATTGAGAGACCCATCACGGAACCATTAAGGAGAAACGATCTTCTGTTCATTTTAGTATTTATGAAAATAGTGCTCTCACTGGTCTTGCCTTACTGACATCAGTGAGTCTGAAGTCTCTACCAGAGTTTCGATATGTGAACGTCTCTGAGTTGAATCCCATTGCATGAAGAATCGTGGAGTGTAATTCGTGAACATGGACTTTATCATCCACACTCTGACCACCAAGTTCATCAGTAGAACCATGCACATACCCACCACGAATTCCTGCTCCTGCCATCCAGCTTGAGAAAGCTCTGGCATTGTGTGCTCTACCACCGGGTCCGTCCTCTCTAGGTGATCTACCAAACTCAGTAGATGAAACAACAAGCGTATCAGAGAACATACCGCTTTGCTTGAGGTCATCAAGGAAGGCAGCAATTGGCTGGTCAATTCTCATTGCATTTCTGGCAACACCACCACGGGCATTATTGTGAGTATCCCAACCACCATTCCAGACCTGAACGTATCGCACACCACGTTCAAGCAATCTACGAGCAATCAGGAATTGCCTTGCTTGTGAACGAACACCAGCATCAGTATGGTTCATTCCATATCGTTCCTTGGTTGCTTCAGATTCAAGGGAAATGTCAAAGGTAGTAGTTGCATCTGTCTGCATCTTGAATGCCAACTCGAAAGATTCAATACGAGCCTCAAATTGTGCATCAACTTGCCTCTCCTGTTTATGAACCTCATTTAGTTTTGCAAGAAGATCCAACTGGTCTCTTTGATCACTCATTGAAGTGAATCCATTACTGATATTTTCAATAACATCCTCAATGTCTTCCTTCATTGGGTCAACAAAGGTGCCTTGATATGCACCCGGCATGAATGCGCTTTGCCAATTCTTTGGACCTTGACCGGGATAGCCACCGGGATTCATTGACACGAAACCGGGAAGGTTTTGATTCTCTGTCCCAAGTCCATACAGAACCCAAGAACCAAGGCTTGGCTTGGGAAGTCGAAAATCACCCGTTGTCTGTAATAGTGTGGCAGGACCATGAGCAGGAATCTCTGTATGCATTGAATTGATAATGCTCATGTCATCGACATGCCTACGAAGTTCCTGCCAAACCTCACTCATCATTACACCACTCTGACCAGCAGGAGTGAATTCAAATTGAGGAGCAAGGTTTCTATCACCAGCAGATGCAAGTTCAGGTTTATGATCCCAAGTCTCAAGGTGGGATTGTGCTCCACTCTGATAGATATGAATCATCCTCTTTGCCTTGGCATCGAACTGAGGTTCTTTCGGTGCAAGCAAACCTCCTTGCGCTTGTTGCATATCCATCAGTGCCAAGGCACCAATGCCTGTTCCGAATGTGGATAAGAAGCTTCTTCTGTTAAACATTACGAATATTATATCACACAATGAATCAATTGTCGACCACTAACAGATCGAAATCGGCACCCACAGCATTATTCGTGGAACCTTCGATTCTCATATCAATATTGCTTTTCTCTGGTATCCTTAATGGAATCTGCCATTGAGTCACTGCTTGATTTTGGTATAATTTCACATCACTTCTGACTCGAAAGACACCACCAAATTCACGAACGAACAGGGCGGAATTTGTAGATATATTCTTAGATGATGTCAATTGCACCTCAATCAGGTATGCAGTTTTACCGGCGGGTACCGTATATACGGCCTGTAGTGTCTGTCCCATACCGGCTGCAATCTCACCCATGATGGTCGAACCATTTTTGATCTGAATTTTGCCAACATTCGTGGCACCAGTCAGGACATAAGCCCGATTAATAACCAGGAATGTTTCTGAGCTTTCGGCCGTTTCTACAGTTCCAGTCAGAGTGAAGTCAGCGGTAACCTCATTGTAGTCATTATCAAGACCTTCTACTCTCATGGTCACAGCACCAGATTGACCAGAAGCATCATCAGATGAAGATGAGACTACACTGAGTGTTCCAGCAGCAGTATCCCAAGGATAAAGAATGGTTGCTAAAGTATCAGCGGCTGTCCAGACAGTTGAGTAGCCTGCAGAAGCAGTTCCGTTGACCTTACCGAATATATGCTCATCTGCAAATCCGGGAACATTACCCGCCGAGATATGATAATTCATTGCCGGACCCCATGCCGCAGCCATGACATTACCACTACGATCTACCGGTACGAAGGTCTCTTGTGCATACTTACCGTTTCCGGTATTGTTATAGACGAGTGTATGTGTAAACCATTGTGCCATGATTCTATTTATACTCTATATACTCTATGAGCCTTCGTCCTAGAATTTGTTCTTTGATGACAAAGTGATAGTCGCTTATCTTACTGTTATCGCCAAAGAGAAAGTATTGATCGGGACTCATCTCAAAGGTGAAATTTGTATTCAGGGACATGGGATAGTATGCAATATCGATGACCTCTTTACCATCGACCAGAATTGCTAAATTTGAAATTGAAATTGTGGCAGGGTATCGAGCAATGATTCTCTTGACGATACGAACCATATCATCATCCTCTACTATATCAGCAACAACAACATCACCAACATAGTAATCAGTGCAGTCCTTGCGAATCCATATGGTTTCACCTGACTTCAATGTTGGTTCCATACTCTCGCCAGATATCACGATGAAAGTAAAAAAGTGCTGGGAGAGATATCCCAGCATTGTTGTGATACCCAAGAGGACGATGAGAAACCAGAATCTTACTCCATGCTTTCTCGACATTTTCTTTTGTCCAGTTGGCGTCTTGCCTTCTTGGTGTTCTTCTTGTATGCCTTCTCTTGACTGCGAGAAGTTGAAAAGGGAAGACCCTTTGATTTTGCTACTTCATCTTTCATTGTTATACTTTTCTTTTCGACGGTATGATCCCTTACCCTTCTTTGGTCTATGGGGTTGAGAAGCAGAACCCATCAATCCCTCTGGATTGACTCTCACCTTGATTTTCCTCTTTGATTTACTCATCTCTCTATTTATTCTTTCGCATTGTTACGACTATCACTCCAACAACGGCAATGCTGATTCCTGTCTGAGTTGTAATCAGTGCCTTTGAAATTCCCTTGGAAAGGTTCTCAATTGAAGATGCGCCACCTTGAGAGAGTGCTGAGAAGGTCTGCATCATACCCAAGACAGTTCCCAGAAGACCAACAAGAGGGACAGAATTGACCACGATATTCGACATCCAGTTATCTTTTTGAATCGCCAAGGCATATCCCCAAATGGCAAGAATTGCGATTGCAATCATTGTCCACCCACCAGACATCCAATAGTTTAAGATTGTTTCAAGCATTGTAAATTAAATGTGAGGTGATGATATCCAAGAATGGCATCCCTCTAAAATCTTGAATAGTGACTGGACGCAACTCCAGTTTGCTGTTCTTTTACATACACCAGTCTACGTATGGTTCCCCTTGTCGGGTTGTGTGTTCTGCTGACCACACCGCACTATTCAAAAGTGGCGGTGAGAGAGGGATTTGAACCCCCGGTTGCTTTCACAACTCCTGTTTTCAAGACAGGTGCATTAAACCGCTCTGCCATCTCACCGAAAAGAGTGTGGGGTTATCCCCCAGAAAGCCGTAGCCCGTTGATCAGTCGGGTTCACACGTAGATCCGTGATAAGTGCTTTACATTTGGTAATGTAAGAGGCATAAACCGGCAAGTGGTCGGAGAGACAGGATTCGAACCTGCGACATCCGGCTCCCAAAGCCGGCGCTCTACCAAGCTGAGCTACTCTCCGAAAGTGGTGCGCCGAGATGGAGTCGAACCACCCGAGTCAAAGACAGTTGATTTACAGTCAACCCCGCTACCCCTACGGATTATCGACGCATGGTGGAAGATGACAGGATCGAACTGCCGACCAATTGTGTGTAAGACAACCGCTCTACCGCTGAGCTAATCTTCCGAGAAATGGTGGAGATAACCGGGGTCGAACCGATGACATTCTGCTTGCAAAGCAGATGCTCTACCAACTGAGCTATATCCCCAAAATGGCATCCCGTACCAGACTCGAACTGGTGTTCTCGCCGTGAAAGGGCGATGTCCTAACCGCTAGACGAACGGGACTTAAATGGTACACGTGGAGAGATTTGAACTCTTGGTGCCTTTCGGCACGGCGGTTTAGCAAACCACTGCATTAGACCACTCTGCCATCCAACCTGAAATTGGCTCCAGAGGCTGGACTCGAACCAGCAACCGATCGGTTAACAGCCGATTGCTCTACCATTGAGCTACTCTGGAATGAAATGGTTGGCACAGTAGGATTTGAACCTACGACCTTTCGATTATCAATCGAATGCTCTAACCAACTGAGCTATGCGCCAATGAAAAGTGGAGCCAGATGTCAGATTCGAACTGACGACCGTCGGTTTACAAAACCGATGCTCTACCAACTGAGCTAATCTGGCATTGGTGGACCCTATAGGGGTTGAACCTATGACCTACCGATTATGAGTCGGCTGCTCTGACCAACTGAGCTAAGGGTCCGAAAGTGTCCTCTCCGGTGTTGCAACCACCATTGGAGAGGTTCCTCAGATACCGACCGTGAGTTACTTGCCTAGTTTCACTCATCATTGGTTCGCTCAAGGTAGCCGGTTGTATCATTTTGGAAATTGGTGCCCCCACTAGGACTTGAACCTAGAACCACCTGATTAAAAGTCAGATGCTCTACCAATTGAGCTATAAGGGCGAAATGGTAGCAGGAGTGGGATTCGAACCCACGATCTTCTGGTTATGAGCCAGACGAGATAACCATCTTCTCCATCCTGCAGTAAAAAGCAGAGCAGTGTTCCGGCTTGTAACGGCGAGGATTTTTGTCGTTCCACTGGTCAAGAACGTCTCGCTTGATATTGCATGCATTAAAGTGGCGGGAATGACGGGACTCGAACCCGCAACCTCCTGCGTGACAGGCAGGCGCTCTAACCAATTGAGCTACATCCCCAGAAAGTGGCGCTGGGTTAACCTATATTGTTTAACGTCGGACCCAGCGAGGTTCGACGGGACATGATGCGTCTTCTTTTCGGCAGCCGTCGCCACCTACCCATAGGACACATTGGTGCACCGCTTGCCGAGCAGATAGAAATAATCGGCTTTTTATTTTGCCCTGTTGACATGGGGTTACCTCTCTCTAGGGTCTTACTGCTGAGCCGTAACAGCGGAAATTGGTGCCGGATCGAGGTAAGTCACTTAGTGATCAGCTCACACAGGGAACTTGTCCTGGGGCATGTTGTCCCTCGATCCAGCATAATGTTGGATATCATCACCTTCACCCTTGGGTGCCCACTGGTCTTTCACGGTGGTCTTCAATACCTTATCGGAGTATCTCCCGGACCTTTCGGTCACATTCTGGTCTTTGGGTTCTCCTGGTCGGAAGTCGACCAATCCATTAGAGCCAGTTATTTATAAAATTCTGTATCGGCTTCTTGTTGAAGTTCAAACATATCCTCTACGTATCGCCGATAATCATCTTCGGTCAGATGATACCGAGCCATGAATTCTCGGTCGTATTGGATGTTGTTGGTTTCTTCACTCATTCGATTGTGGTAGTATACTACACCAAAAACGAAGAACCGTCAACCCCCTGGGACGATTTTTTTCACTTTTTTTTGGAAGATGGAAAAACGACGCTTTTTATCGCTTTTGGTCGTTTTTCTGGGTTTTGGTAGGTTTTTTCTTGGTGGAACGTCGGGTTTTCGCCCCCTTCTCGGCGGCTTTGGCCAATTTTGCGGTATTTTCAATCCAAGCCTGTCGTTTACCCAATCGGTCGATCGCCTCGGTTGAATCCATCCAGATGTCTTTGTTATCCAGTACGGATTTGATCTCGTCCTGAGTCAGAAATCCAGCATAGGCATCCTGAAGAAGGTTCTCACTCCACTTGCGTTCATGGACAATGTTGTCGTACATCTCTCCTCCCTTGCCAAGAGAACCACCGGAGTAGTTGTGAATCATAAACATGGCGTGGGGAGAGATTTCAAACTCATGACCCATCAGGAAAAGAAGAGTGGCAGCAGACATACAGGCACCCTCGACATGAACATGAATCTGTGCCTCTGTTTCTGCCAGGACATGCACAAATTGAATTGCAGTAAAGAGGTCACCACCTGGTGAATTAATGTGCAGCTTGATGATATCAGGAGTATTTGCATTACGAATCTGGTGAAACCATTCTGTGTATTCTTCACTGGATTCAATTGCGCCACATACATAGTATTCGTAAATATTGCCATATGAACCAGCAAAGGTTGTGGTCTTGTTCTTCAGTAAATCAGCTACCGGATTATTTGCTTTGTATTTTTTCATGAATCAAATAGTTTGCAATCTCTGTCATTAATTTATCAGTCCAATTGTCTCGGTGCTCCTTAAAGATCAATGGTTTGGGATCATTCTCCACCATCATAATCGTGATCAGTTGAGTGATTGGAGTACCGGTTCTCTCCTCAAACATGATAGCATATGCTGCTTCTTGCATGAAGTAACTATGAATCTCATCTGCTGTCTTGATTCGTGTTGAGGTCTTGAAGTCCACGACACTGAGTTTCCCATCAAATTCAGCAATGCAATCTACCTTACCGGCAACAGTAAGGTGATGGGAATACAATGGAGTTTCAAGCATTGAGATCTTACCCATCCGAGAATCAAGCACAGGCTGGATGGCAATCCATGAAGACAGAATGTGTGGTAGTGTATTTGAACCAATGACATCATTCTCATTCTTCAGGTACCGCTCAATCATGTCATGGACTGCAGTACCTCTGGTGCAGGCATGGTGGGAAATTCGATCTGCCTCTGCCTCTCCTACTCTCTTGCGCCATTCCTGAATGTACTTTTTCTTGGAATAACCAAGGACAGTGGTGATCGATGGGTATCTTTCTCCGTCAGGGGTTACATATGTTCTACCCGATTTTCGAGTATTGCATTCAAGATCATCATAGTCAAGTCGAACCTTTTGATGCTCAAAGATCTTGCCCCGCTTGAACTTCACTATTCAATCTCTTTCCATTTTTTTGGTCTTGTGTTCTTCTTCAGGTATTCAATACGAAATTGATTGACCTTTTGCCTTAAGAACATCAGGTGACCAATAACAGAGACCTGTAGAAGCAGGCCAATGAGTACCAGGATTTCAAGTAGATTCATGTTTCACCCTTTCACTTTGTTGTCTCTTGTTTAATCTACGTTGACGATCAAACTTATCATAGGATTCAAAACGTTTCTTGTCACGTTTCTTGTTCTTCCACTTATTGTATCTTTGGTTACTCATTCTCCCGGACTCCACTCTTCATATGTACTCGATTCCTGTTTCTCTTCTAGTTCTTTTGTCATAATGTAGTCACGTACAACGCCGCTTCGACAAATGTCCTCCCATTCAAATCTGATATGCCTGAAGTAGTTCATCTTCTCAAGGATCGTCAGAAACTTATTGATGCCTTGTCGATCACGATCTCTCGTGAAATCTGATTGGTAGTAGTCACCAGCAAAGATGATTCGACTCTCTTCACCGATACGAGTAATCACTGAATCGAGTTCATGGAAATTGCAGTTCTGCATTTCGTCGACGATCACGATAGAATTGTTGAGTGTGATACCACGGATGTAACTGGTGGTCATAAACTGGATGGTTCCCTGATCCACCAGTGTCTCCCATACTTTGCTATCACCATAGAGCTCATTGACGATATTCTCATATGGTGTGGTATACGCCGCCTCTTTTTCTTTCTGTGTGCCAGGCAAAAAACCCATGTCTCGGGTTGGAACAACAGACCGAACAATGATGACCTTCTTTCGGTACTGGTGTTCTTTGGATTCATTTAGAGCGTGGTGGAGTGCAATGAATGTCTTACCACACCCGGCGGCACCGGACAGAACCAGATTGTATCCCTTCTCGTAATACCGAAAGAAATCTTCTTGTGCCTGAGAGAAGGGAAAGATATCAACCAATCTCTTACGCCAAGAAGTGCTTTTCTTTGTTCTAGTACTTGACTGTTTGCTTTGTGCCATCTTTTGCTCTTTCGGGATGTCTTTTACGAATGCTTTTCATAATGTCAACAAAATCACTTCCAGCACCTGCCCGAGCTCTTTGCTCAAGAGTCTTACCACCTTCATATGAAAAGAATGGTGCTGCAATGCCTCTCTTTACGGTATGGGCACCACATTCGGGGCATGGTCTTTCAGTTGGAATGTCACGGTCAGCAATCTGATTGTTTTCTTCAAATTCATAGCCGCATTTGTCGCAGTGATAATCGTATGTCATGTTTTTTGCATCATGGCTTCTAGTCTTTCGACAGCACGATAGAGTCGTTGTAGTTTCGTTTCGTAGAACGGTATTTTGTCATTCTCTTGGTCTTTTTCAAGACGTCGAATATAGTGTTGCGTTTGCTCAAGATCCTCTTTTAGACGTTTAAGTTGTGAAAAGATCATAATGATTGATAATAAAACCTACCATTATTTATCCTTTATGATACCGGGAAACGCCTTATTCACGAGAGCTGGTGTGATTGCAGGAAAGAGTTTCTTGAGTTGCTTGTCTTTCATTGCGATGATGATCTTGGCATCATTCGTATTCACTGATTCTAGAAGCTGGACAAAACGCAATTCTTTCTTGACCTTAGTCATTGGTGAACCCTTGAGCAACCTTTTAAGGATTTTGATATTCTTATCAATCCTTCCAGCACTCCTGTCAGGGACATTTGTGTCTTGCTTATACGGTGGTTCTCCCTCTGGTAGATCGAATTGCACCCAATCATTGAAATTACCTTGCAGCACGAGTCTCAAGGCATAACAATCATTTTCCTGAAGAACTGTAACACGATCCTTCATGGCACGAACATCTTGAACCTTTGAGAAGATCTCGTCCAGTGATAATTTTACTTTTGGTTTTTGCATATTGGTATTACTGATTCACAAAAAAGTCTTGGACACTTGCGATGAGCATATTGCATCTCTTTTCCACCAGATAACCAAAGACCTTTTCATTAGTCTTGTTGTTCTGTTCATTATGTATACGACTGATATCTTCCCTGATATCCTTGGGTGTATTCCGAAGATCAATCATTTTCTTGTTACGGCAGAAGTTTCGGTACACATCAGCCTTCATGTCGGTATCCAGCATTCCCATGTTCATTGATTCATACCATCCCTGAATTGCCTTGGCACGAAGTGGTTTCTGTCGATCACCATTCACGAAGGTATCATCATGGGAAAGAACATTGGGCACACCATCACCGGAATCACCCTTACAGATATGCTCGAACAGATAGAAGTCTGGATCATCCACCTTGATGAAGTCTTTCTTCATTGGTGAGAATTGCTTGACATTGATGTGTCTTTGAAGTTGAAAGAAGTCTTTGTCAGACGAGACAATCAGGATTGGTTCATCCAGTGTGGTTTCGCATAGGTGACCAATAATGTCATCAGCCTCTGCACCCTCTGCACGAATGACGGGATATGCCATTGATTCTTTGAGTTCATCCCGAACCATGGAAATCAATTCAAAGAACTTGCTCCAATCAAGGGAAGATTCATCTCGGCTCTTTTTTCGATTTGCCTTGTATTGAGGGTATGGTCCCTTGCGCCAGGAGTGATCGTCACATGCAATTATGGTCTTTCCATATTCTTCCCGAAATTTGTGATTGTATCTGCGAATCGAATTCAGAATCATGTGCCGTATAAGTCCCTCTTCGATTTCTTCAGGTCGATCCTGTGAGAAGATAGAAGCAATTGCGATGGCAGAGTAGTCTATAATGATCATAGTTCTACTATATTATCACAGAATTCTGTTCCTGTAAACATCTTTGTTTCTCGGCATACTTCTGTAAATGCTTCTTGGTAATCTTGAGCGAGATCCATGCGTTATAGTATTTCTTGGAGAGAAGAACCCCACGTTCGATCTGCTCTTTTGCCTCGAGGTATGCACATTCTGATTTACTCGAACAGAGATAAAGTATCTCTCTCCGAAAGTTTTCATATCCACCTATCTCAATGTCTTTCTTCAGTTCATCATTAGAACCCCAGTACTGTTTCCAGTCTGATTCAGCAAGAAACCTCTTCTTCTTTCCCTTGACCTGCCGAGATTTCATGGACCAAAAAAACTTCTTGCCTACATATTGCCTTCCATCAGATAGATTCGTGATCAGATACACAAACCCATAAAGTTCCTTTCTCTCAGGAGCTTCACAGTAAGATTCATTCATGTAGGTCCAATCAGTCATTGACAGAGATTTATACAGATGGTATAATAATTAAATCGAATGAAGAACAAAACAATCTTCATTTTCCCTCTTGCTCAAGGGTCAAGAATCATATTTCTAATCTTATCTTTTCCTCTTGGTCCAGTCCAGTGAATGATTTTTGCATTAGGGTTGAAACCACGGTATTTGATATCAAGTCTTAACCATTGGTATTTTGCCGGCATTTCATTGACATATTCTTTTGTATTTTTGATCAAAGCATAAAGTGCTTCTTGATCCCCTCTGTCGATTCCCAAAAGTGATCTTTTGGTCCATCTTTCTAGAATTTTGGGTTTATCTCTAAAGACAACAACACCACTCTGCCAATATGCCCAATTATTTGCATATGAATATGGATCAGGTGTTAATCCCAATTTTTCACCTTTGGCATATCGAAAGATTTCACCAAATGGTTTTAACACCTCACAGTCGATATCCAACCAACATGTATACTTATATGGACTAGAGAGCATGGCTTTAGGTTTCATAAACCATGTTCGCTTATCAGGTATCTTACTGACTGATATGAATTCAACATCATCTTTGAAGTGATCTTTCATTTCAGGCGTCAGACCAAAATCAGCAACAACAATTGGATTCTTCGGCATATGCCGTTTGACATTCGTAAACCACCAGGGCAATAACCAGAATTGATTTGCATCACATCCAGTCAGAATACATCTGCCATCTTTCACAGTCTTTGGTATTCTTTTGTTTGATTGTGTTTTGCTCTACAACCTCTTTCAGCTTGAATTGAAGAGAACCTATCATCAGCTTCAAAGATCCATGGGTAGTGTTCGTCCAGTATGAATTGATCAGAAGACAAATATGTATCTGTTGGTCCACCTATATCGCCACCTTTTCTTTTGAGAATCATATTCATTGCAGCTGGATTGATTGCATACGCATGGGCACCAGGAAAGTATCTTTTAGAAAAGAGGCCATGTACTCCACTCATTTTTGCCTCTCTGAATTTGCCATAACTGGGTTTACCAAGATTCACGAAATAACGAAACTTAAGGTAGTTTGGCATCTCTCGTACCATCACAGCATCATGTTCCAGAATACCAATTGGTCCGTCTTGGTTATCATAACACATCTGCCATAGAGTTCGGTGAGAAAGGTGTGCGGCAACACATCGATCAGGCCTGGCATATTTTTCCGCACCACGAAATCCAGACAAGAAGCTTTTGTTCGACATCATCTCCTTGACGTAATCACTCTCTGGTGTATATGCCGGAAAGAAGGTATATTCCATTCCGAACTTCTCTAGGGACTTTGCGCAACGATCTGCAGCCTCACAGGATTTCTCGTGTGCAGGACAATCGGTATCTTCGATTCGTATGATATGAAACTTCATTATTCTGTAGTGGTTGATCTCAGCATTTGAATATGTGTATAGTAAGTCTTCGTGATACCCAGACCCGAGACAAGTTGTCGGCACATCAATGCATCATTGGGCCAAAACCCATGTTCATCGACCAGAGATAGCATCTGTTCTGCACCTTCTGGTTTCATTATATATGCTGAGTTACCAGCCAATCCCTGAGGAACCTCTTCTTTATCAATACAAGGAACCTCTTGGTATTTTGCTGGATTCTTTCTCACGATATCATAAAACAGTTGCGCCTTCCTTGTTGCCTTGAGTGGATTATTGATTCCAAGAATACTAAATTCAGGAGATTCTTCCACGACATTCTCAAGGTCAAGTTTTTGTACGAACCTGGCATCATGTTCAAGAACCAGAATTGGTTTCTCCCAATCGTGACACATTTTCCAGAGTTTGTAATGACTCAGTGCACAACCAATACGTTTACGAATATCTGCCGTCCGGTAGGCCGAGAGGTGCAATCCGGTCTTATCATCTAGCTTTGAACCACGTCTTGGATAGGTCCATTCATTGTCCAGTTTGTTGAGTTCTTCTTCAGCGTGT